CTTGTTAGCTTTAGCTTCAATGTTGGTCTGGGAACACTACAGCGCAGCACCCTCCGTCAGAAGGTTCTTCGGGGCGAGATGGAAGAAGCGGCAGAAGAGTTCTTGAAATATACGCTGGCTGGCGGTAAAGTACTGAAAGGGTTAGTAACCCGCAGGAATGATGAACGTGCCTTATTTTTAAGCTAATATGCCATTACAAAAACTACAATTTCGCCCAGGTATCAATAAAGAAGGTACTAATTACTCCAACGAAGGTGGTTGGTTTGAGTGCGATAAGGTACGCTTTCGTTCTGGATTTCCTGAAAAGTTAGGCGGTTGGGCTAGAGCTACAGCAACCCGTTTTTACCAAGGCGTATGCCGTGCGCTAATCAATTGGGTGGATTTAGATAGCAACAATTTATTGGGCGTTGGTACACACCTTAAATATTACATTAATCAAGGTCGGGGTATTTATTATGACGTTACTCCCTTAGTTTATTCTTCCAACCCTACTCTTTCTAACCCGTTTGCGACTACTGCCGGCAGTAGGGTTATTATTGTTACGGATGCTCAGTACACTGGAGTTAGTGTTGGAGATTTTGTAACTTATTCTGGAGCTACTGGTTTTAATGGTTTAACTGCCGCTAATTTAAATGCCGAGTTTCAAGTAACTAACGTAAGAAATTCAACTACATACGAAATTACTTTACCTGTTGGAGTAACACCTAGTGCTACTGGGTCGGGCGGTGGAACTGCGGTTGTTGCAAGTTATCAGCTACCTATTGGTTTACCAGCAGCAGCAACGGGTAACGGATTTGGTGTCGGTGTTTGGAATGGTGCAAACTTATCCACATACGATACGACTCTAACCTATACATCAGGTATACAGGCTCAGGGCGACTTATTAAATGACGTTTCTACAACCATTAATGTTACTAGCACAGCCAGCTTCCCAGCCTCTGGAACCATCCTAATTGATGCTGAGTTAATTAGTTACAGCGGCAAAACATCTACTAGCTTTACAGGCTGTGTGCGTGGTTTCTTAGCCTCTAACCCTGCATATCATGGCACTCGTCCAGGTACTAGCACCCCAGTACTTGTCTATAACGTTATTGGCTATTTAGGGACTACTGGCTGGGGTAATGCTACAACGGGTGTTGGTATTGGTATTGAGCAACAGTTACGCCTATGGACACACGATAACTTTGGTGAAAATTTACTAATAGCCCCTCGTGGTGGGCAGATTTATTATTGGATTAATAACACATCTTCGTGGCCTAGAGCGGTTGTTTTATCTCCTACATCTCCTGCCTCCTACCAAACGGACGTACCGATTGTAGCTACCAATCAAGTTATTGTTTCTGACGTATCTCGATTTGTCATAGCAATGGGATGTAACCCTTTTGGTACTACAACCGCTGCCGATTTTGACCCTATGTTGGTTCGTTGGTCAGATCAAGAAAATCCCCTTGTTTGGACGCCAACCGCCACTACTCAGGCTGGAGAACAGCGCCTTAGCAACGGCTCTTATATTGTACAAGCCCGTAAAACCCGTCAAGAAATTCTAGTATGGACTGATTCTGCCCTGTACTCTATGCAGTATCTTGGGCCACCCTATATCTGGGGCTTCCAGTTGTTGATGGACAACCTGTCCATTATTTCGCCAAACGCTGCAATTACCGTAAACAACGTATCGTATTGGATGGGCGTTGACAAGTTCTACAGCTATTCTGGTAGGGTAGAAACACTGCCGTGTTCTGTTTGGCAGTATGTATATGAGGATATTAATTTTAACCAGCAGTTCCAAGTATTTTCTGGGACAAGCGAAGGCTACAATGAAGTGTGGTGGTTTTATGTATCTAATGCCGAGTTCGAAGCAGCTACACAAGAAAGCCGAGCACCAATTATTGACAAGTATGTTATTTACAACTACTTAGAGCGCCTCTGGTATTACGGCAGTTTACGCCGCACATTCTGGTTAGATAGCCCATTACAGGCTACACCGCTATCGGCTGTCTGTGAAACAACTAATGAAAACGCCACCGTATTAGACCCAACCCGTGTTGACGTAAATACTGGTACTTTGCTGTTCCAAGAAAGCGGTAACGACGATAACTCCACGGCTACTTCAAGACCCATTGATGCCTATGTGCAGTCTTCTGACTTTGACATTGGGGATGGGCATAACTTTGGCTTCGTATGGCGCATACTGCCTGATGTTAACTTTAATGGCTCAAACCAAAATAACCCAACCGTTACGATGACGGTACGCCCAAGACAGAACTCAGGAAGACCCTATGGCTTTGCCGACAGCCCCGCCGTTATAAGTGGCAATAACTACTCAATAGCTAGACAATACCCCATCCAAGAGTTTACTGGTCAGGTTTATACCCGCCTAAGAGGGCGCCAAATGGCATTTAAGATTGAGTCTGATGGGTTAGGTGTAGCTTGGCAGTTAGGTAGCCCACGGATTGATATTAGGAATGATGGCAGAAGATGACTATTGTTAAACAAACCCCTACTCGCCCGCCAAAAGCGCCAAACCTGCTGATTGCTCCTATTGAGTATAGGCAGACGTATCAAGACCAGCTAAACAATGCCCTGCGTCTTTACTTTAACCAAATAGATAATTTTGCTCAAAATTTGTCTATACCCCGTTCTGGCACCACGGCAAATAGACCGACTGAGCTTTTACAAGTTGGACAGTATTACTTTGACACGACTATTAACAGACCAATTTTTTGGAACGGAACAAACTGGATTAACGCTGCCGGGACAGTGGTTTAAAAGGCAACAACATGATAAAGTTACATTAAATTAGGCGAGGTATATCTTATGGGAACCGGTGTAGGCGAGGCAATGTTAATTGGAGCGGCTGTTGGCGCAGGTACTGGCGCAGCTGGCTCGGCTATTCAAGGGGGTGATCCCCTGCAGGGTGCCCTTATAGGGGGTGCTACAGGTGCTATTGGTGGTGGATTAGGTGGTGCTTTTAATCCTGCTGCAACTGCAGCGTTTGAAACTACTACTCCAGCGATTACTAGCGGTGCTACTACTGGGGCTACTACTGGGGCTACTACTGGGGCTACTACTGGGGCTACTACTGGTGGGGCTATGCCTGGAACCGCCTTTTCTCAAATGGATTTAGGGGGTGCAGCTGCTGCTGTTCCTGGTAGTGGGGCTGTACCTCAAGCGTTACCTAGCACGGCTACTTCTACTATGACTATGCAGCCTCCAGCAGGGTATAGTCCAAACGTCTTTAATTATCAGCCTGGAGAAGCAGGGTATTTAACTAATACCCAATTGGGTCTAATTGGTGGTGGTTCCGCACTCCAAGGCATGATGCAAGCTGAACGGGATCGATTTGGTATTCCTGCAATGGTTCCATACAGAAGTAGTTTTGATTCTTCTAAATTTAGACGGTCTGAACCGGAATATGCTCCTGGCAGCGTATATAGACCCGAATATAAAACTTATGCCGCTGAAGGTGGCATTATGAGGCTAGCCAATGGTGGTGGCCCTGTAGAGCGCATGTCTGCTATGAACACGGCAATGAACCCTCAAGGTGGCTTGTACCCACAGGGTATGATTGATAAAACCCAATATGCCACCCCTATTCAGCGTCCAGTAAGTTCTGAGCTGGTTTCTGAAGTACCAGCTTATGATCGCTCTAACCCTTTATTAATGGCAGAAGGTGGAATTGCCGGAATTTTAGAAGCTGCTAAAGCACAAGGCCTATCTCCAGATGCATATCAACAAATATATGGGCGTGGTAATGCAATGATGGAATTGCAAAAAGCGTTAAAAGAAAACCAGGTAATGGCTAAAGGCGGTATTGCTGATTTAGGAGGATATTCCGATGGTGGACGCATGCTTAAGGGTCCTGGTGACGGTATGTCTGATTCCATTCCTGGCGTTATTGGTGGTCGGCAGCCCGCTCGTTTGGCTGATGGGGAGTTTGTGGTTCCTGCGGATGTGGTTTCTCATCTCGGTAACGGCTCTACTGATGCTGGCGCTAAACGGCTATATTCAATGATGGATAAAGTCCGTAAGGCTCGTACTGGTACTAAAAAGCAAG